ATGGATGAAGATCTTCAAGATAAGTTTGAAGAGTGGAAGATTCGTGATGCTGAGGTTGAGCGTCTGATGAATAGTAAAAAACGTCCTATGGGAACTGTAGAATATACTGAAGAAGAAGTCAACCAAATGAATCTTGAAAATGGACTGTGAATCTTATCCTGACGAAATGTTTGATCTTGCACAAGAGAGAGAAACCATGAACAAACACTGGGATGTAATGAACAAGTTGGAAGAGTCATTCTCCAACATTACCACAATCAGTTTTATGTTGGAAGAACTGACTGAAGCAATGGACAACAACCGTATGGATGCTGCACATGACATAGCACATGCTCTAAATGCTTTTTTACCAGTTTATACTGACAACTGGGATCGTAACTTCAAGAAAGCATGGAATGAGGTAGTGAAAAATGACTGACACCTGGAAAAAATGGACTATCTGGACTTCCATTTATGTTTTTGATTATTGTGTGTTCTCTTGGAGAAATCACATGTGGCCCCATCTAGATGGATACGCAGATAAAGGTATGATGAAAACACTTTTCTGGCATTACTTGAATTACGGCAACACTAACACTTATTATGACTGAAGAACAACAAGAACTGTATGACATTGTATCTGACTGGTGGGATAAAATCTTCATTGAGACCACCAAAGGTCGGTCTGCCTGTATTATTGATTTAGTTAATTCTATTATTGAGCGGAAAAACAAATGAGTATTCCTAATTTCAAATCTCAAGACGATTGGCAGGAGTATCTCAACATCTTTGATGACCAATGGCAGTGTAAGTTAGCACTGCTAAATCGTGTCAAGGATGATATGTTCCCTGGATACAACTGGGATCAACTTCAACCACAAACACTGGAAGTGATCAATGACATGGTGCAATCTATGTTGTATGATGTAGATCGTCAGTTCAAAGAGACACACCAGGACTATAAGACTGAGGATGATGAAATGTTCATTCCCTATCGTTCTTTCAAAGAGAATGTAACAGAAGCACTCAAAGAGGCATTGGAGAGTCATCAGAACAATGACTCACTTTGATTACATTACAAAATATATGCTTCCCGGTTGGGTTGAGTCTTGGACTTATAACTTCAGGATATGGGCAGACTTGATGACTAGTAACTACAAACGATATTCAGATCCTTGGAGTGAAAGTCCAGAAAGAGAATGTCGTGAATGGTTCTGGGCGTCACTCAATATGGATGATATGTACACCAAAGAGTTTCTTGAAGAACTCTATCGAAGGATATCTGATATTGGGAGTGGTAAAGAGAAGACATATCCTTTGGATGATGTTCTTGAAATATGGTCAGAAGACGCACAAAAATATTATGATGAATAATGAACAACTTTATACCAGAGGACAACTGACCACTTCCACAACCGTCACAGCACTCCTTGACTGTGGTGCTTTTTTATTGTATGATATACACAGGTAAACAAAACTTTTATGGAATACACTGACTATCTCAAGGCTCAAAAAGAGTTGAATGAAATCCGTCAGGCATCTGTACGTGGTTGGGGAGTATGTGTTACACACTTTCTTTTGGCACCAGCAGCATCAGTATACTATGGTGCAAAGACTAAGTATTGGAAACCCACATTGATTGCATCTGCGGTTGCACTTGGTGCTATTCCTTTGAGTGTGGTTGATTTTGGATTTACTCTTTCTGTTGCACCCCCTATTACTTCTGCCGCACTTATCATTAGTAACACCAATAAGAAGAGAAAGGAACTGGGATTTCTGAGTCCTGAACAGGCTGAGTTTTCTCTGTATGAAAAATCTAAAGGCTAATAAATATTCATACAGATTATGTTGACCATGTCTGAAGAACCTTTCAGTCTACGCCCTCTGCTTATCATTATAGTAGGGGGTGTTGTTATTTCAATTTTACTTCTATCAATTCCATTCTTGATACTATCATGACGACAAATAATTTCGCAGTCTATACTAAAATTGGATGCCCATATTGTACTAAAGTAATAGGAGCATTACAGTTAGCGGAACAACAATACGTTGAATATAAATTGGGTAGAGACTTTGAAAAGAATAAATTTTATGCCGAGTTTGGTGAGGGTTCTACCTTTCCACAGATTACAGTAGATGGTAAAAACCTTGGTGGATGCACAGAAACTGTTAAATATCTGAGAGAAAATAATTTGGTTTGATGGATTTAGATCTCTACGATACTGTTGAACATACGATAGACTATGCCTTTCAAGGTAAGTTTATGTTGGATATGTATGAGTATCTGAAGAGTAATAAATCTACCAGAACTACTGTAGAAGATTTCTTAATGAGTTGTACTGCAGCAGAAATAAAATCTCTTATCTTAGATCTCGAAGGTTACCTAGAAGGTGGTGGTGATGATACTCACAAACAATTACGAGAGGGTTATGGTCACCTTGGAAAACCAGAGGCCCGTAAAATAAAAAATTATCTTGAGAGTATCATTAATGGTGCAGGTAGGTATATGAATGACAAAAGACCAGGAAGGAAAGGAAGAACCTCTAAATAACGATGAGTCATCTCCGAAAATAAATCGGGGATTTGAACTTCTTCTCAGAAATAAAAACAGGAGGGAACAACCAAAAACTTTTCAATTCAAGTTTGGAAAGATGGTTTCTCTTTGTAAACGAGAATTCCATTTTTTCTTAGATATCTCCTTTGATACAAGGAAAACGGAGGACTAAAATGTTAGCAGTCACATTGACCCTATCCACAGTGATTTCAGTAATGTTTTTACTGGTCGGTGGAGTAATAGGTTATCTACTTAAAGAATATGTTATCGAGAGGAATTCTACATACATTCCAACTCATCCAGAAATGTTTGATGAGAATGGACAGATTATCGCAGACGACATTCTTGCAGTAAGGTTCGACAATACTCCAGAAGATTTTGGTACTGAAGAACATTGACATCATAAAATAAATACTGTACACTGAATAAAATTATTAATAACCATGGCTACATCAACAAAAAAAGTTACTACACCAAAGAAACTTCCACCCAATCCATTCATTCATGAAATTTTTGAATACGTTTCTACACAAAGAACCGTAGCAAAAAAGGTAGAGGCTCTCAAAGAATATCGTTGTGACGCAGTAACTACACTTTTGATTTGGAATTTTGATGACACTGTAGTGTCTATGCTTCCAGAAGGTGAAGTTCCATTTGAGAAGAATGATGTTCCTATAGGAACAGATCATAGTTCTCTTCGTAAAGAATATAGAAACCTTTATCATTTTGTGAAAGGTGGTAATGACAGTCTTTCTAAAACTCGTAGAGAGTCTATGTTCATTCAGATTCTTGAGGTTCTTCATCCAACAGAAGCAAATCTCCTTTGTCTTGTGAAGGATAAACTTCTGGGAAATCAATATAAAATTACTAAGGGAGTAGTTGAATCTGCATACCCAGATATTCAATGGGGAGGTAGGTCTTGAGTGATAAGATAAAATTTATCCATACTGATTGTGATCCAACACTAGCACAAGATAAAAGTCTACCTACTAGTGCATATCTAATTGAGTATCTTCAAGATGGAAATACTCATTTTGATATTGTAGTCGCTACAAAACAAGTTGATATCTTTGATCACTATTGGGACAACTATCGTAGTGATTTTAAAAATATAACTCAGGCACAAGGAAGAATCAATCCTAAACTGTGGGGTAATACTCCACCAAAAGAAAAAGAGAAGAAGAAAAAATGAGTAACGGGTTCTCGATTGAGTTTGAGGGTATCAATATGAAGCCTGATCAAGTTCAAACATTACTTAAACAGTATAAGAAAATAAAAAAATATCAGAAGTCTAATTTGTTTGCGGTTAAGACCATCGATGGAACAGAGGATTATGTCTCTGAACTGATTAAGGAAGGTGAAGAATACGGCACACTTGACTAAATAGAGATAGTGGTCTATAATAGACCTATCGTTCATCCAAACGGTAGTCGTTAGGCACACAGCCTAAAAAGACACCGCAGGACGCAAGTAAGTCGCGCAACGGTTCCGTTGATCCCATGCTAGAAGTATTATTCTATACAACACTCACCTGTACTCAAACTGATGCTATCATGCTGAAGATCGAGAACAATAATAACCTTAGCAATGTAGTTAAGGTTGAGTTGGTTGAGACCCTTAAGGACTCAGCACCACAATGTGATTGGTATTGGGACGCACACGACTGAAGGAACGGCGATTAAACATCCCATTTCTTTAGGAGTAAACTCATGAACACACTTCAAATGATCAAGAAGCAGATCAACAAAGCATCTGCTCTTCACGACGCACAGATTACACACACTGCATATCGTGGTGTTGAGTATGATACCCGTTGTATGAAGTCAAGTGAAACCCATGGTACATTTTGTTACCGTGGTCGTACTTACAATAAGTGACACTTGTCACATGTTCAGTTATCTGATAGACTAGGGAGACACAAGTCTCCCTTTTTTTTATGGAAAAAGATAAACTTAAACTGATCACAAGAAATCTTAGACTCTTAGTTGATGCATTGGAATCAGAAGTCTATTCTGATGTTGAGTCATACACCAGTAGGTTAGAAGAAACTCTACCTCCCCTTCCAGATTATGATGAGGTTTACGAAGATGATGAGTGATGATTGGAGATACTCTGAAAACCGAATGAAACTTCGTCAACAGTGTCTCAGTATTCTGTTAAATAAGTATGGAAGAACTAAGATAGAAGAAGAATCATATAGTACTCAAGACATCTATGAATGTGTAGACACTTGGGTTTCTCAGGGTAACCAATTAAGTAATGGAATAGTTTCTTATTTCGATACGTATTTCAATCATGAAAACAAAAAAAGCAATTAAGTACATCCTCAAACATCCTGAACTCTTTAGTGAAGGTGAAAGGCTCTATGTCGAAAGAGTTAAACGAGAACGTAAACAATTAAAGTCTAGTAAAACATATGAATCAAGCCAAACTAATCTCAGTAACACCTGATGCAGAGAAACACATAGCATATTGTGCACGTGTAAGTAATCCAAACAATCAGGACAGTGAGAAGTTCGCAGGTCTTCTGAAGTACTGTATCAAACATCAACATTGGTCTATTTTTGAACAGGCATTTATGTCTATGGAGATTGAGACTACGAGAGGTATTGCAGCACAAGTATTGCGTCATAGAAGTTTCACCTTTCAAGAGTTTTCACAGAGGTATGCAAGTACTAATCTTTTGAACTCTGAGATTGAACTTCCTGAACTCCGTCGTCAGGATGATAAGAATCGTCAGAATAGTATTGATGACCTTGACCCTGAGATGGTCGATAAAATCAACCGTCAGATGGTTACTTTATTCAGTTCTGCATCTAATCTTTATAATCAGATGTTGGAGGCTGGTGTCGCAAAGGAATGTGCACGCTTTGTATTGCCCCTTGCAACACCAACCAGAATGTATATGACTGGCAGTCTACGGAGCTGGATTACCTACATTGCTCTACGAGAGAAGAATGGAACACAGAAAGAGCATATGGAAATTGCAAAATCTTGTAAGGAGATATTTTGTAAAGAGTTTCCCATAACAGCAGAAGCACTTGGAGGTATTGATAATGAGTGGTTGATATAATATAAATATCAACACAAACATAATGGAGGTGAAAATTTTGGCAACATATCCAATTAAGAATAAAGATACTGGTGAGACTAAAGAAGTGCAGATGAGTGTTCATGACTGGTCTCAGTGGTGTAAAGACAATCCAGACTGGTCAAGGTATTATACTCCAGATAATGCTCCATGTTTAGGTATTGAAATGGGTGACCCCTTAAGTAAAATCTATACTAAACATCCTGGATGGAAGGATGTAATTGGAAAGGCAAAACAACAACCAGGTAGTAACCTAAAACATTACGACTAACATCATATGGCAGTAAAAAAGAAAGCAGGTATTGGTAACACCAACCCAGTACCATTTGGTATGAGCAACAAGACAATGAAGAGGAAGAAACCTATCAATCTTGATTATATCAAGAAGGTGGAACCGATTACAGAGAACCAAGAACTGTTCTTTGAGAAGTATAAGAGTCAACAGAACCTTGTTGCATACGGTTGTGCTGGTACTGGTAAGACCTTTATCTCCCTCTACAACGCCCTTCTAGACGTTCTAGACCCTAGGACACCCTACGAGAAGATTTACATCGTCAGGTCCCTCGTACCCACCAGAGAGATTGGTTTCCTTCCCGGTGACCATGAGGACAAGTCATCTCTGTATCAGATACCATATAAGAATATGGTGAAGTATATGTTTGAGATGCCTGATGATGCTTCTTTTGAGATGTTGTATAACAACTTGAAAGCACAAGGCACTATCTCTTTCTGGTCCACGTCATTCATTCGTGGTACAACACTAGACAATGTGATTGTAATTGTTGATGAGTTCCAGAACCTGAACTTCCATGAACTGGACTCGATGATTACTCGTATTGGTGAGCACTCTAAGATTATGTTCTGTGGTGATGCAACTCAGTCTGACCTTACCAAACAGAACGAACGAAACGGCATTGCAGACTTCATGAGAATCTTGACGAACATGCCATCTTTTGATACAATTGAGTTTAACGCAGAGGATATCTGCAGAAGTGGTCTCGTGAAGGAGTACATCATTGCTAAACTTGAACTTGGTATGTAATGTTTAATCATCAGGATGTTCCTTTCGTTCCTATTGAACGAGAGAGTATTGACGGAGTTCGTTACTATAAAGTATTTGGAACTGAAGAACTTGTAAGGATGCCATCTATCACTTCGGTGATTAGTTGGAGAAACAAAGACAAGTTCAAGGCATGGAGAAAGAAAGTTGGTGAACAAGAAGCCAACAACATTACTCGTAAGGCTACCCATCGTGGTACTGATGCACATACATTGATTGAGGAGTATCTGAACAACTCAGATACTTTCTCTGATGTTCTTCCTTTGTCTCAGTTCCTATTCAAACAGGCTAAACCTGACTTGGATAAGATTGATAACATCCTATGTCAAGAAACTGCATTGTATAGTACTGAACTAGGTATCGCCGGTTCTGTTGACTGTATCGCAGAACATACTGGAGAAAATGGTGAACCTGAACTGGCTATCATTGACTTCAAGACATCGGTCAAACCCAAGAAAAGAGAGTGGATTGAAGACTACTTTGTTCAGTGTGCAGCATATGCTTGTATGTTGTATGAGATGAAGGGTCTTATAGTCAAAAAATTTGTAATCATTATGACCTGTGAAAATGGAGAGGTTGAAGTCTATGAAGAATATGATAAGTCCAAATATATTAAGTTACTTATCCAGTACATCCACGAATTTGTGGAATCTAAACTCAGAGAATATGCAAAGTCCTGAAGAACTAAGTGTCGATAAAATTATAGAAAAGAAATTCTATAGTAGTCGAACTTTTGCTGAAGAGATTGAATCCATCGTCAAAAACTGTAATGGTATGAAATACGTAGATGCAATTGTGTATTTTTGTGAAAAGAATAGTTTAGATCTTGAATCTATCCCTAAACTGATTTCGAAACCTCTTAAGGAACGATTGAAAGCAGAGGCAATGGAATTGAATCTACTGAAGAAAACATCTCACGCTAAACTTCCTATATGATACCTAAGGTGCAACCATATGACTGTTATAAAACATACCTTGGATTGAAGAACCATTTTTGTAAAAAAAATTATGATTACCATCGTTATGGTGGTAAGTCTAGAGCATCTCTTCAGTCATTTTACAAACGGCGTGACAGATTTTTCTTTGAGAAGTTGTCACGACAAAAAAATGACACAGAAGTTGTTGAGTTTTTCGTATCTGCGTTTGTGTCATGTACAGACCCACAGTCTCTTTGGATTGGGGAGATTGTCAGAAACGGAGAACAGAATTATACTGAGTGGAAGAAACGTATTCAATCGTTAACTTATACATTCAAGACTGAGATAGAAGATGTCTTTACAAACAAAGACTTTGATGGTATGTTTAGAGTTGAGGGAACGAGACACCCTCAAATCATAAAGGAATATTTGGGAAAGAATATTTCGATTGAAACGTTTATCATTCTGAATAAGATAATCGGTTTCAAAGATGATTTTGATAAGAAACTTTCTGACCCTGTGTGGAAATTCTTATCGATGAGAATCAATAAGTATAATTCCTTTATACATATTGATATATTTAAATTCAAATCAATTTTAAAGGAGATAATAGTTAATGACTCTTGACAATGCAACCGTACTTGAGAACCTGCGGAAACGGCGAGTTGAAGTAGAACAAGGACTTGAAACTATTAGAGAGATGCACCTGAAACTTGTCGGTGCAATCGAAGTTCTAGAACAAATTGAAGAGCAAAATGCTTCTACAGAAACATCAGAAATTGAAGTCGTAGAGGGCGAATGAGTTTCTTTGAGTCAGAAATGGTTCAGCAAGAGATGAAAAAAATTGCTGAACTGCAGGAAAAAATTTATACGAAAGTTTTTACCTTTGCATCGATGAATGACCAGGATAAACTTGAACACATTGAAATGTTGGACGAGTTGTTGAAGAAACAACAAATTCTTTATGCTAGAATGAGTTTGTCTGATGACCCACAAGCAAAAGATATGAAAGATAACATCATGACTTCTGCGGTTCAACTTGGGTTTCCACCTGATGTAGATCTGACATACGTGTTTTCAAATATGACTAACATCATTGATAACATGAAAAAATCACTTAACAATAGGGACTGAAGAGTCTACAATAAAAGAGACCTAGGAAGTCTATAAACTCATCTAACAGACCAAATAAAACTAATATGGGTAATAAAAAATGAGTTTTTCTTCAATGAAAAAACAGTCATCACTTGGTAATCTAACTTCCAAACTAGTGAAAGAGGTTGAGAAGTTAGAAAGTAAAGGTGGTGGTGCAGATGAACGTCTTTGGAAACCAGAAATGGATAAGAGTGGTAATGGATATGCGGTGATTCGTTTCCTTCCTGCTCCAGACGGTGAAGATCTGCCATGGGTGAAACTGTTTTCTCACGCGTTTCAAGGTCCTGGTGGATGGTATATTGAAAATTCTCTAACTACTATTGGTGGTAAAGATCCTATCGGTGAACTCAATCGTGAGTTGTGGAACAGTGGTAGTGATGCTGATAAAGATATTGCACGTAAACAAAAACGTAAACTATCATTCTACGCAAATATCTACGTTGTAAAAGATCCTGCCAATCCTCAGAACGAAGGTAAAGTATTTCTTTATAAGTTTGGTAAGAAGATCTTTGATAAGATTATGGATGTGATGCAACCAGAGTTTGAGGATGAGACCCCAATCAATCCTTTTGACTTTTGGAAGGGTGCAAATTTTAAAATGAAACTTAGAAAGGTTGAAGGTTATTGGAATTATGATAAGTCTGAGTTTGATAGTCCAAGTACATTACTAGATGATGATGATGCATTAGAAGCCATCTGGAAAAAGCAGTATTCATTGACTAAATTCACTGAACCAGACCAATTCAAATCTTATGATGAACTGAAGAAACGCCTAGACATGGTTCTTGGCAATAAAGCACAAGCACGCCAAGAAGAGCAGGAGACTGAGTATGACAACTATGCAGCAACTGAACAACGCGCTGTTAGTGAAGAACAAGTCATGCAAAAACTTGAGGACTCTTACCAAGCATCAAAGAATGTTGAGTCAACATCCTCTACTGATGACGATGACCCGCTCAGCTATTTCTCAAAATTGGCTGAGTCTTGACTCATAACATATAATTCTAATGGGGTTGTAACTTTGGTTACGACCCTTTTTTTATGTCAAAACGAAATTGCGGCCTTGATTCCAAAAAGGCCGCCAAAAAAATCCCAGTAAAAAATGCCCCTATTACTTTTTTATTACTGGAATAGTCTAATATTCTCTCCTCTTACCAGACCAGGAGATACATACTGCGAAGAACCCTTACCATAGGGCATTACTGCTTCAAGGTCGTCAATAATTAGTGCGAGATAGAATGGTTTAATTACGAATATATTTCTTTTCTTATTTTGTTCTGATACTTCGTATTCATAATTTGATACAGGATATGCACCCTGACGAGTAATAGTCTGATCTAGACCCTCATCATAAAATGTAACACTATAGTCACTAGGTACAATAACACCCTGTGGGACAATAATTGTATTTTGACTATCTTTTACTTGACTCGTAATATGGTGTTTTGTGGCATATGCATTTTCATATGAACCATACTTGTCAAGTAAGTAATTATCGAACGATTCTTGAGATAATGGCCATTCATCTTCAAAATGAATAATATTATTACATAGCATAATCAGCCAATCAAGGTTGGCATCACCATAAACCTTTTGTGCAACATTATCCGGTCTTTCGTCACCAATGACTTGATATTTGGTAAAGAATCCTAGATTGTTTAGGATATCTTCTCTTATTTTGGCCCTTTTGAATAAGTTTTTGACTTCTGTGTAATCAGAGATTTTCTGACCACTAGAAGTTCTATCTACATATTCAAAATCTGGAATATATCTAAAATATGGTTTGGCCATTAGTAACCAGTGCCTCCTACTCCATCATGTTCGTGTTGATATATTGGCTCAAGTTCACTAAATGTCATAGAAATTTTGTATTGTGTCATTGAACCATCTTTATATGTCATGTAACTATTACCTGGTGTGTAATCGGCTCCAAAGTTGGTGAGAGCACAAGGTTTAAAATGATTCAGAAAGGGATGATCTCCTCCACTATTATGTATATACTTTAATTGAAAGATATTAGGTGTATACAGAAAAAGTCTTTGCGGTGCTATTTGGGGTGCCATCGATTTTTTGAAGAATCGTATTATGTTTTTAACAATTATTGCTTCAGTATCAGATCTTGGTGTAAAGGTAAAATTAAACTTGAATTGTCTTAACCTTGGACCCTTAAACAACAGTTCAAGATTCTTATTTAAAACCTGACCTGTAGCTCTTCCTACTACATTGGCTCCAACTGCCTGACCGGCAAAATATGCAGTAAGGAATGGACCTAATCCGTCAGAATTGAGAAGTCTTTGTGCTGCTCTACCTCCACCACCTAGTAGATTACCCACCGCGGCTCCGAAATCGCCCCCGGTGGAGGAGTTTCTAATACCAGTAATTGCATCAGCTGCAAGACCGGCTCCTGTCATTTGAATTTGATTGATCTCATCTTGATTCCAATCAATTGAATTAGATTCACTTAAATTGGGTTGCATCGGTAACTGTATTGTTCCGACCACATCTCCCAATTTAGCAAAAACACCTTTTTCATTGCTACTATTCAAATTTGGTGAAACGATCTTACCGTTAGAACCTCTAGTATCTCTAAGAATACCTGCATTGTTAGTTGTATATTTGCGACCAACAATTTGAATATAATCATATCCAAAGGATGTAAGGTCTGCTTCTGGATATTGTAGAAGTAATTTACTATCTTTACCACTATTTCTATCACCATAATAAGGATCGCTTAAATCAATTGGATTAGTAATTGATTTAGGATCACCTACATTAGCAAAAGTTGTTCCAAAAGGAAGTGCATCATCTGCTGTTCCTAAAAATGCATCACCATCTAACGATCCAAAGTCCGTAAAAGTTAAACCACTAGAAAACCCATCAGGTGCTAAAAAACTATCAACACTACCATTAAAAATGTCACCACCAGTAAGAGTACCGTTGTCTACAGCACTACTACCAGATCCTTGTTCTTCACCACCACTTAAAGGTGCTTCATTATCACTTGAAGGTACTACTTCAAGTTCAACAACTGTTGGTGGTGTCGGTGGTTCTTCAGTATTTGCGAGAGACTTATAACCAGGTGTTTGTTGTAATTCTTGATATTCCTTTCTTGAGGTACTGCCCGAGAGGTTTTCTTCTGCTAAATTTAAAGTTGCTTGTTTTACACCTGAGTTTAAGTTTGTATATTGTTGAGTATTTTCTCCTGTAAAAAAATCATTAAAATCTTCTTGATTTACTATTGTGGTTTTGTTACTTGAAGCATTATATTGATATATTAACTTGTTACCAAATAAAGTTTTTTTATATACGTCATAATTTCCATTTGATATATTGGTTATAACAACAATATCACTTTTACCTTGTTGACCAGAAGGTGCTATAGTGCCGTTATTACGAGGAAAGCTTGCTTGATATCTCGTTGGATCATTTCCCCCCAAACTTTCCCAACCTGAGGTACTTTTGCTTGCCACTATTTCATTTCTCCTAATAATGGTTACTAACCCGTTTAGTTATTTATTGTAAAACTCTGATAAGGAATCGCACGAAGTGTTTTAAGTTCCATAGGATCAACTACACGAAGAATTGAAGCTTCTTCCCAAGTATAATTCCTAAAATCACCCCAATGATAATTGAGACCACGAAACCCCCATTCAAAGACACCAACACAAGCAATTAACGGAAACTGGTCATATTCAACTCTCGGTGTTTTTGCCCGATAGATGAATGTGTAATACTTACCAACATCAGGAATGACTTCTACATCTGTTAGAATTTCCATGATTTCTAACATCATATCATCAGGATCTGTCATACTTGAGATCCTATTTTCATCCTCTTCTGTAAATCTATTCATTTCTTCCAGTGATAGAGTTCATCTTCTGTAATAATCTTAAATTCAATTAAATTATCCTTACAAAAATTAATTGCTGCTTTCCATTTTGCCTGATTGACTGCATAAGTCGTTGTTTCTAAAATAAACCCTTTAGTTACTCTTTTCTTTTTGACTGGTGGTAGAGTTTGTTTCTTGGGTTTAATTTCAATTATATACTTTTTTAATTTACCACTCTTTTCTTTCACTTCAATCAGAAAGTCTGGATAGTATCTATGTGGTCTTCCATCAACTGGTGAAATATATCTTATTGCTAGTTCTTCACTCGCCCATTTCACTACATTTGGGTTAGTGTCACAATACCTACAAAAGGTTCTTTCCCAAGAACTTCTACATATTATATTACTTGAGTTACCAAGGTATTTTTCAGGATGTGATGGTTTATAAATTGACTTTATACTTTGACCCATCTAATATACATAGTATTATAATGTAGAAATATTTAGATGCCTGGACCATCTCCAAATTCAGTCAAAACATCGGCACTAAAGAGTAAAATTCTTCATGTTGCCCAGACATCTGTATATCAAGTCAAAGTTCAACCACCAATTAGTGTACTAACTTTCTTGAATGCAAGAAATTTCAATTATTATGCAGATGGTGAAAATGTTGAATTGATGTGTTCTGCCGCATCACTTCCTGGTGTAAATCTTTTCACTCACGAAGCAACAAATGACTTCGCTGGTATGTCTGAAAAAATGGCATATCGAAAAGACTTTGGAAATACTCTTGATTTAACATTTATGGTCAATAATAGATATGATGTGATTGAATTATTTGATGGTTGGGTTGACTTTATTGCAGGACAAAATGTGAATAATATTGGGTACGAAAATTCGGCAGTATCTTATCGGATGAATTACCCGAATAGTTACAGAAGTCCGATACATGTGACCAAATTTGAGAAGAGTGCAACAGCAGAAAGAAGACGTGCCAATGATAGTTATCAGTTAAGATATACTTTCATCGATGCATTCCCAATTAGTATTGCACCAACTCAGGTGAGTTACGAAGCAAGTGATGTTTTGAAATATAATATCTCCATGTCCTACACCAGATATGTTAGAGAACGTAAATTTGCATAATAAATAGTTTCACTTATTAATGTAGTTTATTATGCCTTTGCCAAAGATTGTAACTCCTGAGTATGACTTGGTATTACCATCAACACAGAAGAAAATTACTTATAGACCCTTTCTAGTTAAAGAAGAAAAACTTCTGGTTCTTGCCCTTGAAAGTGAGAACACAAAACAGATTACAACCGCAATCAAATCTGTTCTGAAGAGTTGTATTCTTACGAGAGGTATCAAGGTAGAAAAACTTCCGACTTTTGATATTGAATATTTGTTCTTGAATATCAGAGCAAGGTCAGTTGGTGAAGAAGTTGAGGTAAACATTGTGGCACCTGATGATGGTGAAACAAATGTTACAGTTACAATTGACCTTGAGGACATTCAAGTTCAAACTGATGAAAACCACTCTAATAAGATTAGACTTGATGAGACTTTGATGATGGAGATGAAGTATCCTTCATTGGAACAATTCATTTCAAACAACTTTGATTTTGAAGGTGAAACTGACATTAATCAATCATTTGAACTGATTGCATCATGTATTGATAAGATTTACAATGAAGATGAGGTTTGGTCTACTGATGACTGTACTAAAAAAGAAGTTGTTGACTTCTTGGAACAGATGAGTTCAACCCAATTTAAAGAAATTGAACAATTCTTTGAGACTATGCCAAAACTATCTCATACAATTGAGATTACAAACCCAAGCACTAAAGTCAAAAGTACTATCGTTTTGGAGGGTTTAACCAGTTTTTTCGCATAGGCATGATCCATATGGATCTAGAGAGTTATTTTAAATTAAACTTTGCGATGATGCAATACCACAAATACTCTCTCACTGAAATTGAAAATATGATGCCCTTTGAAAGAGACATTTACGTTGCTCTCTTACAACAACATTTAGAGGAAGAAGAACAAAAGCAAAAGGCAAGACAGAATGGCTAGAGATCCTAAAGTAACAAGAAAGGCTTATGAATATAAGTTAGGGAAGGATCTTGTCTCAAAATTAGACGATAAACAGATACATTTACTTTCGCAATACTATAATTCTCTGAGTGATAAAGAGACTAGTGAGATTGATAGTCAGATTGTTCAGGGAAGGAACAATACTGAGCTTCATGAAATGGCCATAGGTATGGTCGAAGAAAATGAAAGTAAAAAGACTCCACCTAAGCCAAAGGCAAAACCAAAACCAAAGGTAGCCCCAAAACCCAAACCAAAGGCGAAACCAAAAAAGGTCTACGATGAGGATAGATCTGTTGCATATAAGCTACCAGATTATATTCTCAAAGATCTTGATGAGGATCAAATAAAAGATTTATCAAGTTATTATAATTCCCTACCACCTGACCAAAAACGTAAGGTTGATAGTGAAATGGTGAAAGGTTCAGGCGATTTGATGGATCTTGCCCGTCAGATGTCAGATCCTTTACAAGAAAAATGGAATACTGGAGGGTTAGATACCTGGACTGGTAAACCCAAAGAAAATAGTAATGCAAAGCAGGGTCCAATGCCAATGCCCTCTGCTAAGAAAAAACCAGACAAGAAGGCTGTAACTGCTATTGTCAAGAAGTTTAGTACCGAGAAGAAAGAAGATACCAAACAACAATCTACTAATGAAACTATTGATCCAACAATATTGAGATTGTTGGGTTTAGAAGATGCATTTGACCTTGATTACGATACTTATAAGACTCTTCTTCGTGAGAAGATGGCTGCAGGCAGAATGTCTAAAAGTCAGATTCCAACTGAAGAGACAGAACTTCTTACTAATGAATTTAAGAGAGTAAAGAGTAAGACTGGTAGATTTAAACCAAAGAAAAAGTCAGTTAATATCTCCAAGGTAGTTCAAAGTGGTAAAAAATATAATAAATCTGCAGTCAATACTCAAAAACTTTTAAGTGGTTCTAAAGAAGCAGAATCAACTAAGGTTAAAGTAAAGGGAGAAGCGGTTACAGATTCTTTTGAGAATATCAACCAAAGTTTACTTGGTATTGATAGTCTTCTTAAGAATATATTGGGTGAAGAGAAGAAAGAATCGGAACAAGAAGAGAAGACTGCAAGAAAGGCTGCACAAAAAGCAGAAGAAGAGAAGTCTGAAAAAAATGCAAAGACGAAAGCAACTAAGGCTCTAAAGGGATTCAAAGCTCCGAAGATGGGGTTCCTTGATATGATCAAGAGATTCTTTAAGAATATCTTACTTGGTGGTTTTATAATGAAAGCTCTTGATTGGTTTCAGAAAGAGGAAAATCAAGAGAAAATTCAGAATGTAATTACATTTATTACGGACCATATGGATAAAATCCTTCTGGGTATTGCTGCCCTGGTTGGACTTAATATTGGGATGAAGATACTTGATTTCTTGAAACTATTTTCTCCTCTAATAAAAGGTGTACTATTTGTATTAAAAGGTTTCTTAGGTATAATACCAAAAATAATAAACAAATTTAAACCTAAACCAAAGCCAACTCCAAAAAACACACCTAATAAGGGTAATCAGAATAAACCAAGACAGGGTACCGGTAAGAATGCAGGTAGAACTTCAGGTAGGGGTACTGGTAAACCTGGTCAGAATATAACTCAAGGTGGTGGAAGAAATACTGGAGGGGGAAGAGTTACTGGTAGTGGTGGAAGAACTATTCAACGTGGACGAACTGTTACTGCACCAAAAGGAGGTTCAGGTTTCAAGGGTGGTAAAACTGGAGCTGCTAAAGGTCTGTTGGGCCTTCTTGCTATTCTTGGTATGGAACATTTCTTTGGTGACAAGATAGAAGATTTTGGAACTGCGATGGGTGGAATGTTTGGAGTGGGCCCGAGGTCAAAATCTGATGAAGAAATTGTAAAACAACTTGAAGAAGCTGAGAAAAAGGCAGCGTATGCATTAGAAAATCCTTATGAGGTTGATCCAATTGACACAATCGAATTGATTACAGGAGACTTAGGTACACCTGTTGATGTACTGCTTCGCGAAGCACAACGAAGAGGATTAGTTGAGATTGCAGAAGATGGACAATCCTATACATATCTGAATAAGTCAACTGAAACAGATAGCACCACAACACCGGTACCTTCAACAACTCCACCTGTAATACCTAAAACTTCATTGTTAGGAAAACAGAGTTCTGCACCAACAGCAGACTATGGTGCAGGGTCAGATGGAGGGCCAAAGGGTTTTGTTATTGTTCCTGGTCATGCTGCAGGACTTGGTGCGCCAGGTGAAATGGAAATCACTCCACAATTGGCAGATAATTTAGTAGCTAACCTGAGAAAACGAGTTGGACCTGATGTGCCAGTTACAGTAATGAACATGCATGCAGAAACAGAATTAACACAGGAAGCATTTACTAAACAACAAGATAGACTGAAAGCACTTGAAGACCAGGGATATGAGGTAATTGAATTGCATATGGATGCATCAGTAGAATCTGGTGCATCACCAGGTGGAGGTAGAGGTGTTATTCTTCCAATGCCTGGTACTGATGCTATCAATCCAGTTGAGGCAGACTTTGCAAAAAATTATGGTGCATTCCCAAGAGAGCATAGAGGTGGTCTTGGAGGAACTAACCGAGGTGTAAGTTTGATTGAACTTGGTAATATGTCACCAGGACTTCAAGAGGCTGCATTAAGTGGTAATGTACCTAAGTCTGATTTAGATATACTTACTAAACCTCTAGAAGATTCATTGATAAGAGGATTACGTCTACCTGAAGTTAAACCAACACCTAAAATAGAACCACCAGCACCACCCAATACTGATCCGGCTCCAGTAGTATTACCATTAAGTGGAGGAGGTTCTGGTGATAACGAACTTTCGAGTGCTAGTGGTGGTCGAGCTTCAGCTGCATCATTCTCATCAATAGATGGGAATAACCCAAACCCAAGACAAGTTGGTTCACTTTTTAACTTTACGGCGGTAGGATAATGGCATTACCACTATTACTCGGTGCAGCAAAAGGTCTAATTGGTTCTGGTAAAAAGAAACCAAAGTCTGGCAAAGAAGTTGCAGAAAAGGTCGTTCAACGAAAAGAACAAAAAGACACCAAAAAACCTTCAACACAAAAGAAACTTGCACCTGCACAAGTATCAGGTAAAAAGTTTTTTGGTGGTAAGTCATCAACTCCTAAGATAAAGAAACTAAAACCAAATACTGGTAATAGTCAATTAGATAATGTACTTGAATCGATTCAATCATCGATAGCTAAATTAGGAAGTACTATTAAGAATTTTGTAAAGTTCAAAAGAAAAGATAATCAGGATAAGACTAAAAGAAAAAATAAAATGTTAGCCAAACTGAGAGAAGTTGGGTTTGGAATGGTTGGTGGGGTGTTATCTTTAGGTAAAAAGTTACTCAGTAAGATTCCATTTTTTGATAGAATTAAGAACTTCTTTGTAAATATCTTACTTGGTGGTCTTGTATTGATGATACTTGACAATATCAAACCAATTATTGAAGTTATAAAGGGTGTTGTAGAGAAAATTAAGGAAGTATTTGGATTAATTAAAAAATATCTTTTCGACCCAATGATAGAGGCGGGTAAGTTTATTATTAATACTGTACTACCTATTATAAATGATATTATAAATTCAGCACCTGCACAATTTATAAAAACTCAAATTGAAAGTCTAATTAAAACTATTGGAGATCAGTTTCCACAACTCGAAAAGGTTTTAGAAGATCTGAAAAATATACAAATACCCGGTATGGGTTTACTAAAAGATTTAATTGGTACTGACAATTCTTCTGATAGTTCTCAATATGATACATCTTCAGGTGGATTACTTGCATCTGGTGGTGTAGAGCAAGGTGAAAAGGCAAAGAGTCAAGTATCTCAGGCTGGGTTTGGCGAATCTGAATTTACTTTGTATAGAGATACTGTTGCACAGATTGAATCTGGTGGAAAATATGATATTCAGGGTGGTTCTAAGGATGAGTTTGGTGTTGGTATGTATGCCGGTAGATATCAAATGGATGCAACTGCAAGAGAGGATGCTGCAAGATTGTTAGGTGAAACATATCAAGGGGATAGTGAAGCAGCAAGAAAGACATTTAGAGAAGATAAACAGATGCAGGAAAGATACTTTGCTGCATATACTCGTGCCAATCATCAGTATTTGATGAATCGTAGTCCTGAATATAAAGAACTACCTAAGGAGGAAAAACTTCAAGTTCTTGGTTATGCACATAACCTTGGATGGAGATCAGCAGCTGAGTGGTTATCCCGTGGAAGAACTAATAGTGGTGCTGATGGTGCAGGAACAAAATCAGACACATTTGCAAAAAATATTAAAAAGGCTCAAGAACAAAGAAGACTAAGATCTCAAAGAACTTCATCTGGTGGTGCATATGATACTGGACTTAAAACGGGTCCCTCCGCACGTATTGGTGGTAGTTCTGAATACCATATCGATGCTCAGTTTATGAATACTATGTCTATGGAAGAAAAAGTTGCTTTGGCTGACCAAATGGCCCAAGGATATGCTGCACGTGGTAGAAAGATGGAATTTTCTAATAGTGCTGTTTCTGGTGAAGTGTACAATCCAAGTGCAGATTATGCTGAAAAGGCTGAACTTCTTCGTAGAGCATTTGATGCACATGGTCATTCAAGATACTCCGATAGGGCTAGTATTGACTTTTATGTTCCAACTACAAATCAAAATAGGTATCAATCTTCTGTAGAAGGTGCACCACTTCTTGCACCAACTGTTGAGGGTGGTTCGCTAACTCATTCGTCTGGGGGAAATTATGGAAATTTTGTAGAAATTCGTGACAAAAGTGGTAATGTTATCTTTAGAATGGGTCATGGTGACACGAGATATGGTAGAAAAAGTGGTACAGTTCAATTTGACAGTCTTAATGTGACTCCACCTGCATTAAGAAGTACTGCAGAAGAGATTAGTAAACAGACAGATTATGAAAAAATGAGAACAATTTTCATGCCTATTGCAGTACCTACTGGTGGAGGTGGTGATTCTGGTTCTGGTGGTGGAGGTCCTACCGTTATTGGTAGTGGTTCAGCCAAAGATACATACTTACAGATTATGATGGAAAACAAACTGTTTAAACAATAATATGGTATTAAATAATCCTCAAACAGGTCCAGGTAATATAAAGAAATTTACCATGACTTCGAATAAAGGTGGTAGACAGATTGATTTGTCTAATGGTGTTGTAGAATATCGTTATTATGAAAATGTGTTGTCAAATTATATTACATCGAGTGCAATTGTAGTAGAGACTGGTGAACAACTCGAAGGTTCTGCACCAAGTACATTAGATTCTCTACCAATCAGAGGTGGTGAAAAGACCGATATTATTATTGAAGATGTTATCGGAAATGAGTTAAAGATTGACAATGGAATGTATGTCAATCGAGTACAAAATGGAATCCCTGATACAACTAAAGATGTATATCAACTTAATTTTGTATCTGAAGAATATTTTTTGAATGAACAGACAAGAGTTACTAAAAGATACGAGGGCAATATTGGAACAAATGTTGGAGTAATTTTAGCCGACGTATTGGGTACAGAAAATCCAATTGATATTGATGACACTTCAAATACCTATAATTTTATGGGTAATACTCGGAGTCCCTTTTATATTTGTACCTGGTTGGCATCTAAATCAGTTCCAACATCGTCTGGAGAAAATTCTGGACCGGGTGGATACTTATTCTTTCAGACAAGAGATGGTTTATGTTTTAAATCAATTGATAGTCTGTTCTCAAAAGACCCGATAAAGAAATTTTTGTTCAATGATACTGGTAAATTAGTTGCTGGTTATGACGCAAATATATTGTCTTATAATATTGAAAGTGATATTGATATGACTCGAAATATAAGTATTGGTGCTTATAATAATAAGACAACTTATTTCGATTTAACCGGGATGATTTACAAACAGATGGATTTTAATATCGATAATGCAAAGGATAGTGTAAAGAATGCTGGTAGAGATTATATAAATGTAAATGAAAAATTCATTCAAAGTCCGACTAGATATTTTTCTTATATTAAAGATATTGGTGTTAATCCAGATGGGACAGGTGATGTACAATTAGAAAATTGGAAAAGTGACATAATGAAACAGAATTTTGATTCTGAACAGGCTCTTGTTCAAACATTTATGAGATACAATCAAATGTTTACGGTTCAAATAAATATTATGATTGCTGGTGATTTCTCAATCAAGGCAGGTGATATGATTGAGTGTGATTTTCCCCAGTTAGAAACTAAATTAAATAAAGAAACGAACCAACAAAGTGGAGGTAAATATATGGTAGCAAGTGTATGTCATAAAGTGACTCCAAGAGAAACATATACAAGTTTGGGTTTGGTAAGAGACTCTTTCGGTAAAACTACAGGTTTTGGTGGTGTAAACTAATGTCAGATTTTGGTATCAAGACACATTCGATAGGAAGAGATGGGTATGCTTGGTGGGTAGGCCACATTGCCCGTGAAGACTCCTGGAAAAAAAATAAACCACCCAATCCACAAACAAGTAACGAAGGTGTACCAGGTGTTGGTGAAAGATATCGTGTTGCAATGATTTCATTTACCCCTTTTGATACTGAAGAAGTTAAAGATGAAGAATTAGCCTGGGCTTCTGTTGAATATCCAGTAACTGCAGGAAGTGGGGGTAGATCCTCATCACAATCCGCAAATCTTGCACAAGGTGATTTTGTTCGTGGATATTTTCTTGATGGAGAAGAAGGACAGATACCGATTATTTCTGCAGTACTCGGAAGAACGGAATACCAGAGAATCGTAAAAAATAGAGTAGGTACAGCAAGATATGACAATATAAGTGGATATAATTTTAATACAAACCCCGATTTTGTAGCTTATTATTCTCAATTGTTGGGACCAATTGGTGAATTAGTTGATCCATTTGCAACTGAAGAGAATGGTGGAAACATTTTTGTTTCTGATCAGAATAATAATGGAACTCCTATTATTTGGAATGAATCTTGTTCTACTTCTTCTTCTCTTATTGATGTATCTTCAACAGCTTGTGCAGATGAACCAACTGTCCCACTCGCAGTATCATCCGATTGTGAACCAATACCTTTAGGTAGAATACAAAAAGAAATACAAAATATTGTTGTAGAAATTCAAAAAATTCAAAAATCAATTTATGATTATAGTAATGCTGTAAACAATCAAATTGGAGATATTCAAGATAAAATTAATAGAGCACTTACAAAGGCATCAGAACTTGTTGCTAGTGGAATAAAGTGGATTTTTACAGAAATTCAAAAATTTGTCATTAAGACTACTAACGATGTTCTTAAAAAAACATATTTTCTTTTGTTTCCAAATGAAAGACCTGAACTTAAAGTTGCAGTAGAGAATATTAATGATTTGATTGCATGTCTCTTTAGAAAGTTGATTGGTGAATTATTACCTTTGATCGGTAATTTTCTTTTAGATGCTGCGAATAAAGTTATTAATGGTGTAGAGTGTCTAGTAGAGAACTTAATTGGTAATATTTTAGGAAACCTTATCGGTGGGATATCAGATATCATAAATGGGGCATTGTCAACAGTTACTGCACTAGTCGGTCAGACTGTTGGTATTGTTGGAGAGATTCTGGGTATCATTAAAGATGTACTTTCATTCTTAAGTTGTGAAGAAAAACCACGGTGTTCTTTTGTTGACGAGTGGAATATTTTGAGTGGTGCTAGTAAGTCATTTACCGGAGATATTGAGTCTATTATCAGTAAGTCAAAAAATGTTTCGGCATCAATTCAAAATTCTATAGATAGTGCAGGAAATAATATTGATAATGCTTTAGATATTAATTTTGATGATGTATTTAATCAGACTGGTTGTGACATTGGACCCGTATTATGTGGACCACCTGAAGCACAATTCTTTGGGTCTGGAGTTGGTGCCGCAGGTAATCTGATTATTGGTTCTTTGGGTGAAGTTATTGGAATTGATATGATAAATTTTGGTTCTGGATACGATAATGACTCTTACGGTAAAGTATATGACAATTGTGGTAAGGGTAAAGCAGCTTACTTTAGACCCATAATAAGTGACTATGTTGATGATCAAGGTAATCAACAAACTGGTGGTATTGTTGATATTGAAATTATAGAATCTGGAACTGGTTATCTTAATGCACCTGATGGAAGTAGAGGTGGTAATGAATATACTTGGGCTGACCCCGAAGACACTGTTATAAATTATCCCGATGGTACTTGGTTACCTATACCACCTGGACAATTAGTTTCTGTTGTACCAAATATTACTGTAATTACTCCACCAAATACTGTCATTACAACAGAACCACAACTAGGTAGTGATGCTGAAAATATTATAGTATTAATACCTGGAGTTATTCCGGGTACTGGACCTATCATTACTCCTGGCCCGGGTGATGGTCCTGGTATTGGACCTGGAGGTACCATCACTACTCCTGGTCAGGGTGATGGTCCTGGTGGTGCTGTTGTTCCTGGTATTACTGATGATGATGGTGGTCAGGGTGGTGGCGAAATAATTTTCGGTGGAAATCCTTATATTGTAAAATCCCCCGGTATCTTTACTACTCCTAAACCTGATTATCAAAGATCTTCAGGAGATTTTCCAACTTCTTCAACTGGTTCTTATCCTGTTATTTTATATCTTTGCGAAGTCTTTATTGATGAAAGTGGTATTAATTATTCTCCTGAGGATAAAATAATTATTACCCCAGATATTGGTGCGGTTGCAGAACCTAAATTTGATCAACAGGGAAGAGTAGTTTCGGTTAAGGTAACTGTAAGTGGTGAAGGATTTACTGAGTATCCAAAACTTTACATTCAGTCCGAAACAGGTTACAATGCAATATTACGACCAAAACTTTGTATAGATAGAATTGGCAATGATGAACTTAAGGAACCCACATTGCAGGATAAGATTGTAACTGTTATTGATTGTGTAGGTAAGATTTAATGGCAAAGTTGGAAAATTATCATACTGTTAGATATGGTACATCAGATGGTGAAATAAAATTTGGTCACCTTACTCAGGATAATACTCTCTCTGCGGTTCTACTCAGAAATGGAAGAGTAAAAAATCATTATATTACACTGGATTCCTCTGGTTCAGATTCTCGTAAATATGGAACTATTTGTCGTTCTCCTGGATCATTTCAAGTAAGATCGGGTGATAATGTTGGTAAAGATATACCTGGTGTATATGTTGAAGCTGTTAGTGGTGATTTAGTTCTAAGAGCTCCGAGTGGAAGAGTTCGAATAGAAGGAGTCAATATTGATTTGATTGCTTCTGGTGCTGATGG